TTTGCACGTTGGTTGAATCCTGAATTCGGGATATGGTGCAATGATATGGTGAAAGAAATGATTCTCTCAAATGAATCATCAGCCCATAAAAGGCAAGGTAATTTCATTGATGCAAGGGATATCCCATACTCAACCAAAGAGTTCAATGGTATCCATGTCCGTTATTTGTTCATTGATGGCGAGATGTGGTTTTCGATTAACGACATACACAAAGCAATTGGGGCAGCAACAGGCAGCGGACAATCGGCAAAGAAACTAAATGTTAAACAAACACTGGCTAAGAAGATATTGATTTTCGGCAATACGCATCCTGCATGGTTTGTTAACCAGTTGGGGTTTCAATTGCTTGCAATGGGCAGCCGCGTATTAAAAGCTAACACTCAGTTGAAATTGGAATTTGGAGGGCAGAGCAATGGCTAGAAAAAAGAACTTCAACAATTTCAATAGTGCAAAGCTCTTGGGCGTGAAGGCAAGGCTTGAGGCTGATGCAGAAAAGAGGGATAAAATTTTGGCAGAACTGCTAGGGCTACTCGATGAAATGAGCGGCATAAAGAAAGGGGGCGGAAATGAGCAGTAAATCATCGAGCCTCAGCCCAATGCTCGAGTACCTCACGCAGCACACCACGCCCGAGGAGCTCAGGCAGCAAATAAGCGCAGCCTTCGACCAATTGGCACTGGCAGCAACTTCCCATGAATGCAGGAACGTGCTCTGCATAGATATAGGGGAGGTTCTCTCGCACCTCATGCAATTGAGGGATACATTGCAGCAATGCGCAGCCTAGGTCGTCTCTTACATTAAAAAAATCAGGTAGCATCGCTAGATATGTCAAAAGCCCCATTACTGGGGCTTTTTTATTGAGCAGCGTTCAAGATATGAACGTTGCTTAAAATTGCTTTACATAGTAGTGTGCGGATTCCGCACACTGCCCAATTTATTGATTTACAGAACCTCCTCATTTTGGCGAAGCTGAGCACCGTGAGGAATACTCACGATGCTAAAATTAGCTCGTCATTATGAGTATCAGGGCTGATTATTCAAATTCACTACCCAGATCAAGGGCTGGTCTTGGTATTGTTCTCAAGTTCTCGGATGCCCGGGTCGTGATTTCGCATTCGTAAACTTCCCTGCTGTCCAAGAACCTTTCGTGGTTGTGGTTCGGGATGCTGCCCACCCTGTTCCAAGCAGATGTTTCACCAGTTTCGAAGTTGTGCAGTGCATCCAGCACATGGTTTGGGTAATCCAGATAATCGAGCGACGAGCCCTGCAGGGCGTTCCCTTCCTCGGTGTTGGTGAGGTACTCGGTTACAATATGCAGCGTGGTCTTGAGCGTCCCCGACTGCTGCCCGCTGCCCTCCTGATTCCAGTTTACGGGATGGAACTCCACGAAAACGGCAGGGCAGTTAAAAGGTGCTGACTGCTCCATGAATTCTACATTCTGGTTCCAGATGTCGATATGCTCGAACACTGGGGGCCCGTCATCGAATTGGATCAGCTTGAGTTGAGCCTGAAGCTCTAGAAATAATTGTTTTATAGTTTAAATAGTTGCTTGAGTTTCTTTTCTATTTCTTGCTCTATGATCTCGTCCAGTTCTGGGTCTTCGCCAATAAACTGGCGTTTGGGCATGGTGAACGAGTACTTGCCGAATGCCTTGCCTTCCAGCCCATAGTTGTGTATGGCTGCATAGACCACATCGGAATGAATTTTCACTTTTCCAGTGTCTGGGGTGTACTGGATAGATTCTGCCAATTCCCCAGTGCTGCCAGTAAGTATCTTCCTGGTTCTGGCTGCCCCCTTGGTTGGGCTGGGGATGGTCTTGCCCCCACGCTCCCAGGTGCTCTGCCTCCGCTTCACTTCTTTCCATTTGGTGCGCTGCCAAGCTTCTTCCTGGAAGTTCTCCTTGAAATGGTCGACAGCCATCTTGCCAATAATAACAGGCAAGTCGTTGTTGATGAAATCGGTTATTTCAATTTTGTATTTCTGGAGTAAAACCTTGAATTGATCTGCCGAAATATTTAACATTGCCTATAAAAAATTTGCAATCAGTAGTTTAAAGTATTACTTTTGTATTGTTGATTCCACGGATTCAACGATTCAGCCCCCAAATATAAGCTCGCTTTGTTTGGGGGTTCGTAGTTTAAAAGACCTGCTCCAGCCCTTTATTGGTCAGCATCCAAACTTCATCGACCTTAATCCCCTGCTTCACCCTTTCGAACAAGCTCTTCTTGATGTAGTTGACGTGCAACCCATCAGGATTGTTAATGATTACCCTCGAGGACTGTTTGAAGCCAGCCCTCAGCATGTTCCTGATCTTGGTTGTTGTAATTGCATCCTCGAAGCTCTCATATTCATAGAATACACCATTGATTGATAAATCAGGGCATTTGTTCTTATAAGCCCCGTTGTAGAGGTACTTGTATTGCTGATTTTTGAAATGCAGCCTTGGCAAGTGCTTTGCTTCTTTGCCCATCTCCGCAAACAACCCAACAACCTTGTTGACCTCTTTGTAGTCATGGTCTGCTTTATTTACCAATGGATATTCCAAATGCAGCCCCTTGTCGGTCTTTTTCTTCACCAAGTAAAGTAGTTTCTGTGTAGTCTGCAAGAAATGCCTCCACGGGCTTCGATTTGCCCTTTTTGATATAAGGATGCTCGTCCGTGAATATCATTCTTGTATTGATTGGGTTGCCCCCCAATCCTTTTGATGGTGGTATTACCTTTTCAGGTTCTTGGGTTACAGGAGCATCGGTTGTTTTCCAGCTGCATTTGCAATTGTATAAGCAGCCAGGCTGGTTCTCGTTCCAGAATGGATGGTCTTGAGGTAAAACTATCCCAACATAACCGAGGTGCAGTTCCCTTGGGTCTGCCGAGCGTGTCCTGAGCCATTCAAGATTTGGGTACAAATGGGCTTCTTTTTTGAACTGCTCCCATTGCTTTGCAGTCCTGGCTCTTTTAACAACTGCATTGTACTCCGCTGCCTGCCACCTGTTGAACTTGTTGAGCAGGGCTTTTGCCTTTGTGTCGAAGTCTTTATCAACCTTGATTTTCTTGAGCAGCTTTGTGGCATGCCAGCTCTTGAAGGCTGCAAACCTAGCCACATTGAACTTGAAGCTTTGTGCTATCGGGAATAATCTATCAGTATGTTTTAGGTCATCAAACATGCTGAAGGCTTTCTGGAAGTTGTCGTTATAAAGCTTGAACAGTTCAGGGTGCAGCTCTCCTTTGTACCCTGCTTTGATATCTGGCCAGTACTTGCTTGTTGACCTTGCTTGCACTATTTGCCAATTCAAAAGCTGGGAAAGCATTCAGTTCATTGAGCAACTGCTCAGAGCTGCTGTTGAAATAGGTTTCATCCAGCCCCGAAAGGTCGGGGCTTACTCGAAAAAATTGAATATCTTGTTAAGGAAGTTTTTTGGTTGCTCTTCTTTTGAACCTTCTTTAAACGTATTTTTGAAGGTGCTCAAAACTTGGTTCTGCTTGCCCTCTTCTTTCTGCTGATCATAATCATCTGGTTTGGGGATATCGAACTCCTCATATATATAATCATCATCAATGGGGATGTTTTTGTCCTTCATATCTGAATAAACACCCCATTTTTTAACCAATGTATCCCAATCCTTGTCAGCTCCCTTGTACTGAATGCTCCCACCGCTCACATTGAATCCGAATAATTTGAGGATAGCCTTGAACTTGCTGTTGAGGATGCCAGTGATGAAAAGCTCGTCGGCTAAGTTCTTGGCAGATTCAGCATCAGCATGCACGTCGCCCAAGCTCCTTGCGCCTTTGTCCCCTTGCTCGGTTGTCAATGTGTTTCCGAGTATGATCTTGCTTATTTCGGCATTGCAAGCGTCCTTCAAATCTTTATACAGGCTGTTGCTCCCTGTGTTGCTGAAAGTTTCATGTATCTTAAATTCAGCTTCTTTCGGTAAAATGGCATAAGAAGCCCCAGCAGCTTCCTCCATGGCTTGCTCAAGCAATGCCCTCGTCTTTTCATCGTACCCATCGTACCTCCCCTCCCTGAACGGCATGCCGAACATCTCTGCAAATTGCGCCCAGTCGCCGAAGTCACCCCTTTTATATATGATATACTGGGCAGCTTTAACCATTAAGCCCTTGTTTTTGGCTTTGCCAGCCCAAATCATGTATTTGGACAAAGGGGGTTCTTTGAAGAGGATGTCCTTTGCAGGTATCCCCTGCATTTTGCTTATGCACTGGAAATTTGGCTCTGGATGCACGTGCTTGCGCGGGATAAGGTCGTACTTAATTTTATACATCTCCTCGTCGGGGTCGTAACTGATTTTATCAACTTGGACCAGGGTGTAACCCCAGAGTGTTGAATCGTGCAAATCCTTGATTAATTCCCTCATGTCGGGCGAATTGAGGAGCTTTATTATCTCCTCGTCCTCCTTGCCATCCCTGAGGAACAGCAGTTCCTTATTTGAAACAGCATCTTGGCGTTTGCCCCAGGTACTCTCCAGTTGACCATCTAGGAGCATATCTTCATATAGGTCGTAGAGCAGTACTTTGTTCGGGCTGATCTCGTTTTCAAAGGTTTTTATGGCAGCCCTCCAGTTCTCAATGTCCTGGGATTTCCTTTGGGGTGCTTTTATGGTGATATTCTGAACGACTATATTTTTGTCCTTCAGGTTGGTGCTTGGCTTACGCTTTACTCTTCTTTTGGTCATCAGTAATGGTTTTTACGTTTCGGGTTGCTCCCAAATGATATGTATGGACTTCCTCCAGTCCGCTCACTTGTTATTCTGGTGAGGCTTTCGATGCTTGCCTTTTCAGCTTGCACATTCTTCAAGAAGGAAATGGCGAAGGTGTATGCATCTTTCCTTGAATCAGGCACTAGATTAGATGATTTGTTGTTGTACAGGTTGTATATTGTTATATCCCTTACAATCTTCACTATGATGCTTGAACGGTTGCTGCCTGTTTTGCGCATCTCTGCATCCATATCGTAGCGGGCAGCCAGATAAGCCCTGACCTCGGAGACCGCCTCCTCAATTGAGTTCTCCATTGGACCTTCGGCAACTTCAATGGCTTGCAAGTGTTTCTCCGGAATCCCTTTTATTATGTCTTCTCTTCCTATATACATGGCTCATTTATTTGGTGAAGTACAAAGCAATTTTTTGCAATTCGTGGGCTTTCCTTAGTTTTTGATGGAGTACTCCCTCATTGATCAGGTGGTTGACCTTTTCACGGTCATATACCCTGAGTTTCTTGAAAGCCATTATTACATAGTATCTCTTTTTCGTGAGCTTATTCATCTTGTCAGCTTGTTTTACTGCCTGCTTCAACCTGAAGCGATTCCATAATCTTTTTAAAATAGTGAACATAGGTCAATATCTTTTTTTGTTAGTACGTCTTTTTCCAAAGGTTGCATCTCCAAAACCTGAAGCAACCTGTTTATTGTTTGCAATGAACACACCCCCCTCAATGCAGTCCACGCCATCGGCAGGGGCTGTTAATTTAGGGTTTACCAGTAGGAACTGCTCCCCTAGCCTCTGCATGTGTGGGTTGCTTTTCTCCTTCTCGTTGAGGATTAGCCTGTTTTGTTTCATTAATGGCTCTAAGTTCCCCTCCATCCTGCTGAACTTGTCGGGTTTTTTCCTTTCATCGGGAGAAATGCTCAAGTAGTATCCATGTTCCTTGCCCTTTTCAACGAATAAGGGTTTGAACACCTGTTGGTAGAATGGGTCCTGGAGGGAGTTGTTCTCGATGTAATTGTAGGTCTGTGTTCTCTTATTTACATATTGGTCTAGGTAGTACAGCCAATCAACAAACTCGGAGTTCTTGACATGATCCAAATAACCAGTGATGACATAGAAAGTGCCATTCAATAAACCAATAATGAAGGCAGCTTTGTATGAGCCAGCCTCGCTCTTCTTGTTGCTCGGTGCAGGGTCGGCATAAACTATCAAGTG